ATGAGAACTAAGAACGAAGAAAAATGGTTGAGTCACTATAAAGCACTTCGCTGTTACCTTGAGGCAAACCACCAACTGCCCGATAAGAAAAAGGTAGAAAACCGCGGACTACTCAACTGGTGGAAGTATAATAAAAGGCTTTTGAAAACCGGTCGACTCACCGAAGAACGACTCGAATTGTTGCGTCTGCTGAATGCTCTGCGCTACAACAAACTTCTCGAACTTTAATGGGAAGTAGTCAAAAATAGACGGTTTGGGGAGCTGATGAGGTGCTAAAAGTATGTTTTTTGCTATGATTTGAAAAATAATTACGAAAACATTTGGTGGTCTCGTTAAAAAGTCATACCTTTGCACTCGCAATTCAGAAATGCTTCTATTGCTAATCTGAATGCGTGGTTAATATCGCGGAGTGGAGCAGTTGGTAGCTCGCCAGGCTCATAACCTGGAGGTCGCATGTTCGAGTCCTGCCTCCGCAACTACAAATGGTCGAAATTCCTTTATACAAAGGGACTTCGACCATAATTCGTTTATGGGCGTTGCGGAGACTCGGACGGTAGCTCGGACGCTGATTGTTTAATAGCATTGGTTGCCATCTGGCGAACAATGTAAAAAAATGTACACTTCTGCGAAAAAACTTTTATCTGTAAGAGATATAGTAGGATATACTCTTCCGCGGTTACATACTGGCAAACACTGGTATGTAGACTTTTATGCTTATGACCCCACTATTGACGGGCTTCGCCGCAAGAAATATATGCTCGATGGCTACAAGCTAAAGGAGCGTAAGCACATCGCCACCGTGCTCATCACCAACCTCACACAGCAGCTCACAGCCGGCTGGAACCCATTTGTCAATAATGATAAGGCACGTAGCTACACAACATGGGAAGCCGTGGTGAAGCGCTACACCGATTATCTGAAGGTTGCTGAGAAGAAGAGTATGATAAAGTCGAAGACGGCTACTGATTATCGCAGCCGTTTGGCGGTATTGCTCTCCTACATCGACGAGGCAAAGACCTGCATAAAGTACGTACACCAGTTTGACCGACTCCTTGTCATTGATTTTCTTGACTACATCGTGTTCGACAAGGAGCGGTCTGCCACGACTCGCAACAACTATCGCACATGGCTGTCAACCTTCGCCACGTGGCTTGTGGATAGGCAGTACATCACTGAGAATTTCGTTGAGAGTATCAAGATGATGAAGGAGACCGAGAAGTTCCGCGACAGCATCAAGCCCGAGGATCTTCGGAGATTAAAGGAGTACACAAAGGAGAAGCGTCCGGCGTTCTACCTCGCTTGCCTGATGGAGTATTACACCTTTATCAGACCAGAAGAGCTGCGTCACATCAAGATAGGTGACATATCAATAAAGGAGCAGTGCATAACGATACCTGCAGAGGTGGCGAAGAACGGCAAGGAGCAGGCGGTAGCACTCAACGACACATTACTGAAGGTGATGATCGAGCAGGGCGTGTTCAGCCACCCATCGCAAGACTATCTCTTTGGCAAGCACATACGTCCGGGCAGTGAGCAGATAGCGGTGAACCGCTTTAGGCAAGAGTGGGTACGCGTCCGGAAAGCTCTCTGCTTCCCCGGCACGTACCAGTTCTATAGCCTGAAGGACTCCGGAATTCGCGACCTCGCCAACGCCGAAGGCATTGTCGTAGCTCGCGACCAAGCGCGACACTCGGACATATCTGTTACCAATAGGTATCTGAAGAGTCCGAAGGTGGCGCACGAGAGTACAAAGCACTTTGTTGGCGACTTATAAACACTTGTAGAAGTAGCCGGTCTTCACGCGGTTCACGCTACCATCAGCCACCTCTACTTCTATCTTTTGACAGATAAACTTTTGGTTTCGGAAGATGTAGATCTTTGAGGGGTCGGGGATTTCATCAGTGATGAACTTGATATTGTGGAGGTTATGGGTGTCGATATTTACTTTTGTATCATACCCCACCGCAGGCCCTGCTCCCCAGCTACCGAAATGCCACTTGCCTTCCTCGTCGCGATAGCCTCGGCGAGGCAAAATATTGAGAGAAAGGGAAGCTGTTTCACCGCTGCCGACCCAGTTTGGGAAACGTCGATAGTCAGTGAGTGTAATTGGGAACCTTGCAAGGGTATCCTCGTTTTCAAGTCTTGACGAATACGAACATGTCTGTCGTTTCACAATATTTACCACGTTCACACCCTGGAACATCACGGGGAGCTGACCTTCATCAGGCTCTGCGTCGTTGCTCTCTATATCGCTGCCCTCCATTGCATCTTGTACGGAAATGTAAGTGTCGTCGTCAGAAGATGAAGTTTTGTCGAGAGAAAAGTCATTGGTGTTCGGTACGGAAGCTAAGCACACGTGAATGCCCTTTATCTGAGAAAAGGAGCTGGGTCTTGCGTCAACCTTACCCTCAACGATAGCTGCAGGACTTATTTTTAATGCTATACTATCATCACTCTCTGTATCACGAATGACCGGACTAAATAAGCCGCAGAGTACGCATTGCTCTGTGTTTATTGCTGAACCTGGTTTTCCTATGGGTTCTAATGACCCCGTTTTATCTGAGAGAATAGCCCAAACATAATAGTCGCATCCGACTTTAAAAATGGTAGTTCGGCGCTCTTTGGTCATCATCTTATTAGCTGCAGTAAGCATATCGTCAACCGAAGTGTATTCTTTTGTTGTAAACTCCCGGAAAACAGAAATAGGTATGCAGTCTCGCCAGTCTCGTGCTGTAGACTGGTCAAATTCGTACTCAATATTCGATGTCGAAAGGTTTTTCACCCCATCTTCATCATATTCTGAAGAAAACTCGTCGAGACACTCATAAGTGATGGCAGAGTTCAAATTCACCTCATCGAAAGGCAGAATGCTAACGGTTTTCTTCACTTCGTCGAAAATAAACCTGGCATTCAGCAATTTTTGCACCTCCTCGATAAAGGTGTAAACTGACCAATGTGGCAGGGAACGTTTAATACGAGCCGTACGACGAGCTGAAGCGACTATAAGTCGATTCCATGGTTCGCAGTCAAAATCATTGCGTATGAGTGTATAGCCCTCGTATCGGAGCACTTGTTTCAATACGTAAAACAAGTAAGGCTGCACGGCTAAGTATGTCATAAGTGCCACGCTCTTTTTCTTGTACGTAATGTTATTTATAGTGAGTTTGTCCGGTTTGAATTTGATGATATTATTTGATGTGTAGCCATTCTTCTCGTCGAATATTGGATTAAAAGCGACTACGCCAGGAGTACCAACCATATTATAGTCGGTAAGATCTATCATCAAAGCACCGAATCCCCTTTTCACGGGAACTTCACTAATGCCCACTTTATCATAGTGCGAGCGATTTATGCCCTTTGTTATGTAGGGTGATGGATAGTCAATCTCGTCTATAAAATGTTTCTCGAACTTCGAGTTAAACTTGATGCGTGAAGCACCGCCAACGATTTGCAGCTTTACGGTAGTATTGTTGACAGACGTGACGGTGCCTTTACCGGATATTATAAGTTTGTTGTCAGCGTAGAGTTCGCAGGTCTCGAATGACGATATGCGTTTTCTGACATCGAGGCGGTGGATATTATTGAAGACAACAGCGTTCTGGTGTATCGACATCGGGAATGATATGTCGTACGTGTACGTGCCGGAGTCTTGAACGTATGGGTTGTTCAATGTGATTTTTATCTTCTCAGAGGATGATGGATAGACGACCTTGCCGTCTAAAGTGCAGTGTATCATATTATATTTTTATGTTATGTGCGTGAATTTAATTTTTTATAGTGGTCGAGGTTCTTGGCAATGCCATCATCGCCGTCGATGTAGCACTTGGCATGTATGCCCTGCGCGAGCACCAGCGATAGTTGGTCGATAACATCGCGAGCTTCGCCGAGGGTAGCATTCAGCTCTGAGTTGTCGGTGTTGACCGTCACCGATGGCGCAGACACCACCGTAGCACCACCCTGACCGAGCGAGCGCGATATGTCAGCTGCAGTAAGCGAACCGACCGTATTGTTGCGCTGCGCCTCGTCGATGAGCTGCAGAGCTGGCAGAACCTGCGGGTTGTTCACCGCATTGTGGTTAGCTACGAACTCGCCCTCGTGCACGATGCCCGCCTTGCGTCGATAGCTCGAGCCGCCCGTAAAGCCACCCTCGTAGTAGCCAGCCTCCTGCGCTTGCTGCTGCTTTTTGATAGTGGCTATTTGTAGCATACCAGCAGCGACAGCTGTAGCTGCAGCTATAGGGGCGAGAATATAACCAACGAAAGGAACTTGCGCAGCGGAGCTATAGGCATTGATAGCAGCCATCGCTGTTGATGCAACAGCCTGAGCTAACTGTATAACCATAGCTCGCTTGTTAGCCTTTTTCTTGGCTGCAGCGAGTTCTTTGTCACGTTTCTCTTCAAGTTTTTTTCTCTTTGCAGAGTTATTGCCTGCAGCTTCTATCTGTTTATCGTAGTTGGCATTGATACGAGCCGTTTCGAGATCCGAGCACGCTTGCGAGTATGACGATGCTGCCGACAACATAGTGTTCACCGTATCGAACGCCTGCTGCATAATAGCCTTGCGTGCCTCTTCTTTGTTTCGCGCTATCTCCGTCATGCGCTCCTGGAACTGCTCGTAGGTAATGAGCTGTTGCTCGTACATGGTTTGCACAGCTGCCATTTGGCCACTTGCACTGTCGGCGTTGTCATATTGCGCCTCGAGCACCTCCATTTGTGCGTTCTTCTTATCCTCTTCATTTTGGCGTACGGACTCCAGTTCTTTGTCGAGTAGCCACTTCTGTTCATCGTACTCATCGCCTCCGTGCTCCTTAATGATGGCGAGACGGTCTTGGTGATATTGTCTCTCTGCCTCTTTTAGCTTCTCGTTATATTCCTCTTCGGTCAACAGTCCTTGTGTGCGTTGCTGGAGAAGAGACATTTGTTCTGCATTGTATGCACGCGTCTTTGCGTCAAGGCTCTCGGTCATCTGTCGCTCCTGAACATCAGCCAGTCGTTTGCTCTCAGCGATAGCTGCATCTACCATCGATTGCTGTGTTTGTGTAGTGTCCTGGTCGTACTTTGTTTGGAGGTCTACAAGCTTAACATAATACTGCTGTTTCTTCTCATACATTCGCTTAGCATACTCGTCTTCGTCTATCTCTTTACGTTCGAGCTGCTGCTTGAGAGCCAGTTCATCGGTGTCAAGCGTATGCTTGAGTGCGGAGCTCTCTTTGTCGTACTTCTCTTTCTTTGGGTCTGTCTTAGTGGTATTGCTGTTGCCACCGCCATTACCACCATTACCACCGCCATTGCCACCGTTGCCACCATTACCACTGCCGTTGCCACCGCCATTTATGGTTAGATCGGCGAACGCTTTGCGTAAGCCCTCGTCAGAATTTATGAGCTTGGTAAGTTCGCGTTTTCGGGCATCCAAGATACGTAACCTGCTTTGTGCCGCCTTGAGGGCCTTTTCATGTACAGCGCGTTCGTCAAGTTTGTTTTGCAATTTATGGTTTGCATCTCCTGCTTCTTTCATTTTGCCTGTAAAAATATCACGAAATAGATAGGTACCTTGTGACTTATATGCTTCGGGGTGAGCTTTTATCTCTGCATTAACATGCTTAATATTATTCATCTTGCGTCTCTCCGTCTGTTTTAGCTCAAGCCTTTTCTTTTCTATTTCTTTCTTCTGCTCGTAGATGGCTTCTGCCATAGCTGCCTGGTCAAGCTTTTTTATGTAATCATTGATGGCATTTGTATTCTCATTAAAAAGTTTGCCTTCTTTGGAGATTGAAGCATGATAGTCCGGAATTATCTTTTGCAGTTCGGCAATAGCACTCCGTCGCTCTCCGATAGAGAATGCGTTTGAACGGATTATTTTAGTAAGCTGCTGCACGCGTGTCTTCTCGTCAATGTAGCTCTCTGCTACTCGCTTGTTAATGGCTTCCTGCTGCTTTTTTATTGCGTTGGCTTCTTTAACGCTTTGCAGGTTGTCATGCACAGCCTTTTTGTGCGCTTGCCAAGCTTTAACCGCTGAATACACAGCAACACCAACAACGGTAAGAACCGTGGCAAGAGCTGCCCATGGATTGGTTAGACTCGCAAGTTTTGCCTTCTCCATAGCCAGTCTGTAGGCCTCTACACCATATCTTAATCTTTTGTATGTTAGCTCAAGTGCCAAAAGAGCGGATTTAAGGAGTCTTGTTGCTGCTTCTTTTGCGTAATCAAGCGCGATACCAGCTTTTTTTATTGCGTTATGAGCAGCATCTTTTATCATCGTGGCAGTGAGGACGTTGTTATAGACCAGCATGGTTGTTGCGAGTGCAGCCAAAACAACGATGTGTTTTGATACGTATTCTATAAGAACGTACAAGGTTTTTATGCCCATTGAAGTCAGCGATACGCTGTATTTAGCAATGGGCATCAGTTTTTCGCCAAGTTCGATGCACATGTCATCAAATTGTTTTTTCGCTTTATCGAGACCTGCCTGCACAGTATTATTCTGCACATTGAACTCATTGAGAACGCTTGTACCATCTTTGTATGACTGCGTAGCTGTAGCTTGTGCCTCTCGCACTTGATCAAGATTAGAAGCCACTGATGATAGAACGCCCACAGCACGTGTACCCTCAAGTCCCATTTGCGAGAACATTGGTGCCAATTTGTCGAAGCCACCGCGATTAGACATTGCCTGCAGGAACTCTAATAATGCGCCATTCGCATCTGTCTTCAGCATGGTCGTGAATGTGCTCACCTCTACGCCAGCCAACTTTGCAAACTTCATCGGCTCCTGGAACATCTTAGTGATAAGTTGTGAGAAGACGGTAGAAGATGTCGCTTCGTCTTGCATATTTTGGTCGAGTGCCGAAGCTAGACCCATGATTTGCGCTTGTGTCATGCCTGCTTGACGGGCGACACCAGACAAGTCGGCAGTGAAGTCAACGATGTAACCGGCATTAGCTGAGGACGACTGCGCAAGATCGTTGACAGCAGAACCCGTGGCAAGCATAGCACCACGCAAGCCCTTCGTCTTGTCCTCGCCAAACATCTGCGCCAACTTGCCAATTTTTTCAACAGCGTCATCGCCGAGGTCGTCGCCAAGCGCTACATTGATTTTGTCACCACCATCGACAAACTCCTCAATCATTTCTCTATTGGTGATGCCAAGCCTACCTGCATCTTGAGCAAGTCTGTTCAGTTCACCGCGCGCTGTACGGGTGTCCATCTTCTTAAAACTCTCGTTCATCTCTTCAACCTCCTCGATGGCCTGCCCCGTATACTTAGTGACGTTGAACATCTCCTGGTTCATCGCGGCGTACTTATTGGTGCAGTCGCGTACAGTCGCAGATAAGCCAGTGACAGCTGCAAGGCCTTGAGTGATGGCACCCCAATTGGTGTTAAAGATATTGACGAATTTCGACCACTTGCTTTTTGTCAAATCTTGCTCAGCACCGACGGCTGCTATTTCTTTTTTCAGCAATTTCGCCTTTTCTGTCAGCTCGCGATACTCTTCGGTGCCTCGATGCGTATTGGCGAGTTGCTCGTTTACGAGTTTAAGCGATGTCTGCAATTCAAGCGCAGTCGAACCGCTGATGTTTTTTAGAGTACGGTCTATAAGAGCGTTCTCCTGCTCAAAATTCTCAGCTCGCCGAGTTGCTTCAGCTATAGCCGTATTGTATTGGCTGAGAGTAGCCGATATAGGCTGCTTTAGTTCGTTGATGCGTGCCTTGCATCTCTCAAGGTGTTCTTCAAGTCGCTTGTAGTCCTCAGGATTTGTTGCCGACTTCATCTGCTGCTTGAGCACACGCGATACCTTTTCGATCTCGCCGATAGAAGCCGTCGAAAGATTTTGAAGCGTATTTATTGTATCGCTAACCCTCGATCTGTACGCATTTACATGATCTTCTGCTTTTCGTATCTCTTTGTTTATCTGTTTGATATCATTTACGGACGTGCCAGAATCTTTGAGGGCCTCGGCTTTCTTCTGCTTTAGATCGTCGAGGTTTTTCTTTAGTGCTGCCATCTCGTCCTTTGCTTGTTGTGCATTAAGCGTGACGATGGTCTCGAAAGTTTGAGTTGTTGCCATAAAAAAATGCTACTTTTGGTTTGTGAACCAAAAGTAGCATTTATATAAGCCCTGAAAAAATACGATATTATAGTTTGTCTTTATCAGTTTCTTTTTTTTCTTCTTCTTTTGAAAAGCCCATAAGCTCCATCCATATACGGTGTTCTTCTTTATGTTTAGCTCTTAAAGCCGCTCTTTTACGGTCAAGCCTACGCCCTTCCTCTTTGAGTCTTTCTTCTCTTTGCTTGTAATTCAACGATGAAGAATAGCCGTTATTTCTTTCGGCAAAGACTACAAAAAGGACTGATACTATCCAGCTGAAAATAAGTATTGCTAACATATTGCAGACGATTTAATTGGTTATACCGCAAATATACGCAAAATATTTGAGACTGCAAAGTGTAGAGCCAAAATATTTTGGTATACGCGGTGGAGCATCATCGTCGGCGATGTATCAGCCACAACAACAGCGACAGAACGACAAGCACCACCGCGCCGATAGTAAACTGCCCAACGTGCATCTGCGTGCGCTCCCACGTCGATAGCTTGCGCTCCACTGGTATGGGAAGACGTGTTGTGTCGGTCTGGAGCATTGCTTTATATATAGTGTCGGTCTTCACGCTTATGCAGTCACGCCATCGCCACACGCTCTTCTGGCCTATACACTGTGTCGCCACGAGTGTAGTGCTCCACATACACCGAGTCGTGCAGCCGAAAGGTGTCGGCTTTGTAGTTGGTCTTATACAGCGTGTCCGTCTTGTTAATCACTCGCTCTAACACAATAGGTTTCGGAGTTGTGCAGCTTGTCATAACAAGCAAGAGCACGTGCAGCATAGAGCCGATGACAATAGCGAAGCCGTAGCGACATATATCATCCCATTCAATACTCGGTAGCTTGTAACGCTTCCATTGATACACCTCACGCAGCACCATTACTGGCAGTGCAAGAACGCCTACGAATATAGACGCGATAAACCATCCGATAGCACCTTGTCGGTTTTGCTTGTTCTCGTCGTAGCCTTCATCGACTACATCGAGCTTGTCAGCCTTGTAAAAGACAAAGAGCATTGTCGCTCCTAAGACGATGCAGTTCAGTAACATTAATATTCCTCGTATATCCATATTCGTTAATTTTTATTGTTATCCATTGCTTCCTCAACCGCCTCGCCGATGTCTGCGTTCTTCCGCTTGATGAGTGCGATGATAAGGCGTTTCACGGAGAATGTGTTTTTTATGCCATGCAGTGCGCAAACGTGCCCGACGATACTATCTACCTCCCAGATGCACCCGAAGCCCAAGCCGATAGCCGCCGTTGTGACGTGGTTAGCCCAGCCCAGCGGTTCGAAGATAGCCAAGCCGAGCACAGAGCCGAGTATGAGGTATGTAACGTAGTCCACCGCCTTATTGCACGTTCTGCGCCCAGCTCTCGAAAAGCGGAAGTGTTCGTGCCTTTTAATGCTCTCCGACACACCGAACCAAAAATCGGCGACGATAAGAACGACGATAAGAACGAGCATCCAACGTAAATCGAACAGAGCGGTAAGCGCTTCCGTGCTCATGGTACCGACCACGAAAGCCTTACCTGTACTTGTAGTGATATTTCCTGCCATTTTATATTGTGTTTTCCGTGTTATTCGATTGTTATCAAAATCTGTTCTCCTCTTTCGTCAGCAGCCTTCAACTTCGCGTACACCTTGCGGAACGTTGCCGTTGAGTTCAGTACCTTACCGACCGCCTTGTTTTCTCCGACAAGGATGCAGCCATCCGTGTCCTTCGCTGTGTTGCCGCAGTGTATCAGCACGCCTTGATAGCCGGGCGTATTGCACAGTCGCGGCAGTCTACCCTTGCAGAACAGATACTGCGCCCGACCTCCGAACCTCGGCGATACCGTCTTCATGTCGACGAGGTATCTGCCCGTCGGTATGGCGGTTTCGCCCTTGATTTTAACTCCGCATATCTGCGCCACCGACATATTAGATGTCAGTCCTCTGTCCTTATCTTCAAGAGTGTCGCAGACATACTCGCCGTCGACGTACATCTTACCTATAGTGTAGGTGTCACGTCGTGCTATTCTCTTTACTTTTACTTCCATGATTTATGTTTTTAAGTCGTTAACTTCTGTTGGCTCGTCTTCAGAACTCAGCGTTGTTGTTTCTCCGTCTGTAGCCTCGTCGGCAGCCTTGCCACCTGCCAATACATCATATACTCCATTGAAACCCGATAGCTTTCTGCCTACCCACTGTGCTTCTACTTTCGAGATGGTGCCGCTGCAGCCACATGTTAATATGACAGCCGTATTGTTGTATATAACGTTCTGCGGTGAACCGGAGGTGTAATCTTGCAAATAGCCACCTATCATATCGAACGCCTTTCCGCTTCTGTTGATAATGATGATATCCTGACCGTAGTATTGCAGCACGTCTCTAACGTCTTTTGCACTTAGGGCTGCGAACGTATGTTTCTTGTCTGATGAATAAAACGGTAATACTATTACTGGCGTTGCACCGAAAGACCTACCATCAACAATTTCTATAAGACTACCCGTTTTTGTAAAGTCAAAGCTTATACGTCCTTCACCGACATATTGATTTAAGATGTATTTATGTAAGTTTGCCGATGTTATTCTTGTTAGCTTCTTACAAACAAATCCCTTAAACAGACCTTCATTGACATCCAACTGTCCATTCTCGTTCACGCTCGCCGTCACCTCACCACTGTTGTTACGCACCTCGAACTTGTCCGCCGTCGCCGTTATCTTGCCGTTCTCGATGTCTAAGCCAGTACGCAGTAGCTTTGCGGCAATACCACTGTCCTCGATAAAACCACTCTTGCCCTCTATCCAGTCGGTAGGCGTTGCTCCGACCTCCAACTTCGGCATTGTCACCCACGCCTTACTGCCTTGCAAACAACGGATTAAGACATAATTAGGTATGCCTGTACCCTCCGAACGCCAGTGTACCCAATAACGCTTCCACTCGCTTGTGAGAGAGAAGCGTCGTCCTCCATCGACATTACTTGTCGTTGTATCACGCTCACTGTCTTCGGCGAATATGCTTAGATTAGAGCCACTCCCCATGTATGCGTCGATGTTGCCACTACCTTTTGCCATAAAGGAGAGTATGTAGTCCTCATCTTTTTTGATGATGGTATTCACGCTCCATTGTGCCATCTCGACGTACCCGGACGCTCCGTACGCATATATAACGGAGCAGCCATTATTGTACGACTCATTAGTGACTACCGAGGCATCCAAGCGCATCAGATTGCCAGCTTTGGTGAACGTGCGCGTGTTGTCGAGGAGATTGCCGCCGATGTAGTTGTAATCATTGGGCGAAGCGCTCCAACATACGAGATCCTTCGCTGTGCCCTCAATGAGTATAGGGTGGGCGATGTACGCCTGCTGGCTTGCGGTGGAGTCGTTAATTTTCAAGCAGCCAACAGAAATCCACTCATAAGATGCGTTCTTAGCAACGGTGAATGTGCGCTGATAGAGGTGCCAGCCTTCACTCGGAGTGACTGCATCTACACCTAAATGAGCACTGCCATTTGGGCCTGTATAACCAGCGGGGTTAGTTGTGTCTGTGGCAGAACCTTTCCATCTTACTTCGGCTGCGAAGCTCACACTAACAGACTTTGCTTTTGCCCAGAATGATATGGTGTACGTCTTGCCCTTCTCGACGTGTATATTACCCAAGCCGACACCGCCACTTTGCCACACGGGGCCAGCAGCCTTCGCCTCGGGCAGGAAGACCACATTCGCTCCCTCGTGTGACGATGTGCGGTATATCTTAGCTCGCAGGAAGTCAGGGCCCAAGCCTCGTTTGCGGAAAGCAGAGCCTGCAAGGAGGTTGCGACGATCGGCGAGAGCATAGCCCACCTTCATAGATATCTCGCGTGCCGACTGCAGGATCTCGGAAGAGTATTGTTGTAGTGATGAGTTTGACTGCAGCGGCATACCGTCCACCTTATTCGTCAGTTCTGTGTAGTTTGACTGCAGCTGGCGCGAAGTCGTTTTGAGTCCGCCGAAGTACTTGGTGTAGTCTAAGTGCCACGTCAGACGCACGATGAACGTCTTGCCACCCACCACCACCGACACATCGACATAGCCATCGGTGTAGTACATAGTATTGCTACCGGTGCTGTATGTGCGTATGGAGTTGATACGAACCGATGTGCCCGACACACTTGCCGTGCAGTTAACAGGCGTTTTGATAGTAATAGAACTTGCGCTCACGACGGCACCACCCTTACGGCACACGACTGCAGCATAACCATAGGTGTTGATGCCGCCTGATGTTGTGCCGGACGGTACTCCGTCGTCAGAAGTAGAGATGGTGACAGGTGCACCTTGCAGTTCAACAGTGTAAGCATCTGTGCCTGTAGCCCCTTTATCTCCTTTGTCTCCCTTGTCTCCCTTGTCACCTTTATCACCTTTATCGCCCTTGTCGCCATCTTTCACAGCCACAATGGTTATCCAGCCACATGCAAGTATTTTTGCCATATCTCTTCGTTTTTAGGAATTAGGGTGAGGTGCCCTATTTAGACACCTCACAAGTAAATGTACCTCTCACGGAAACATCAGCGTTCGACACCGTGACATACGGCTTTGTTGACGCATTCACTGGACTTGATGTGCCGCTCCAGTTTGTTGCTACGCCGTTCGAGTTGTACTTAGTCCACTTGTACTGATATTTGCAGGCGTGAGTGCTGTCGGCCTTAACAGCTGTGCCGTCTTCGACCACCTGACCATCTTTCCACAGGCGTGCGAATAGCTCTGTAGACTGGGCACCATTGACAATTTTGTCGCCGGTGGGTGAGTAAACCTCTACGACGTAGGGGTCGCTGGCATCGAAGAACGTGATTATTGCGTTAGCGGTATCAGTACCATCTTTCACCGTGCAGCGGAATGTCTGGAAGTTCAGCACATCGTCGGCATTCACATTCAGTGTACTCACACCACCCGATGTAGTGACGTTGCCAGCAGCTACTGCACTCCAGGTGCCAGCACTAATATTGAGCACCTCCCACGTCATGCTTGTCATTGTAGTGTCTTGCACATTGCCGCGGAAGAATTTAGCCACAGCACGCAATGGCTTGGAACTATTTGTAGAGTCGAAGGTGTTGCCGTCAGGAGTCTCTATCTGCACCGTCTGTAAAGCACCACCCGACTTTGCCAAGCTGATAGTCAGATAGCCTCTGCACTCCGTGGTAGCTTTAGTCTCGGGGTCGGTATATGTACATGCCCACTCGATATTCTTCACGCTGCCATTCTTCGCAATGTTGCTGACGATGTTGAGCTGATACGACTTGCCCTGCACTGGTGTCGCTGCTGCGCCGTCTACAGTCCACTTCCAATTGGTACAAGCTGCTGTCGGAGCTTGGTCGGTCGAGTTACCCGTCACATACACACGAGCTGTGATGACGTTAGGTGCACTCGTTGTGTAACTCGGAGCGTACACACCAGTATCAGGCGTGAAAATCTGAGTCTGACCCTGCGAAGCTTGCGTGAAACACTGAACGGCTTTGCCGTCGTTAAGGTCAACGATCGTGATTTGACCATTCGCTAATACTTTTGCCATATTTTTTATTTTTATAATTAATGATATTTATACGAGTCATTAAAATGAAATGTCGAAGCACTACATCACAACTTCACACTCGAACTGCGCCTGCCTTACGACATCGTCACTACTCACAACGCAGACTCTACCGATACCCTCATGCAGAGTATTCCACGTCGCATCATCAGCCATATCAGCCGATTGTCTTCGCCACGACCACGCGCCATCGCTTATGGTGTCGCTTATGTCCTCGCCGTTGCGTAACAGCTTAGCTTCGAGAGTCAACTGCCCGGTGCCGTTTATCATCACCGTGCCCGAACTACTCGTTATCACTATTTGATACGCCAAGCCATCCTCGCCAGGATCTCCCTTCTCGCCCTTCTCACCTTCGATTTGCTTCAGCCAGTCTGCCGAGCCGTTTACCGGCTCAGCTGCAGTACCGCTCTCGTTAGTGCAGAGCCACACAGCGTTGTTGTGGTTCACCTGGTCGTAATAGTCGTAAGTAGTGCCACGCTGCCATTCACCGCGGTAGTTTACCATGTGTATAGTCTGGCCAGATGACGATATCCACTCGAATGACGTAGATGTTATGCGCGAGCCATTCGGCGACAGACAGAACACCTCTCTGCCATCATGCGTGTAGCTATTGACACCCTTGTAAGCAACGATGCGTGGCGTGTCAGGTCCAGTAGTCTCTAACATAAGCACCCCTTGGCGATCCATCTTTGCAGGGTCTTGGCAGCCGTCAAGCACAATGGTATCTCCTGCAGTTGGCTCATCGCTACCCTCCGCGCAGTTACCTTTGGCGAGCACGATCCAATTAAACAACTTGCCATCATAGAGCACATCCCCCATACCATTAGTCACCACTTCAGCCTCGGTGCTCACCTCTGTTACAATGCGCCAGTAGAGGTGGTTCTGTTTGCCCTCGTACACACCAGGCTTAATGTCGAAAGTCTGGCAGCGTGCTTGGTCGCCAATCTTCCAATAGTTCTGAGTAGCCGTTGTGCCGTCGTCTGCGAGCAAGAAACACTTCCACCCGGTGAGGTTGCGTTGAAGGTCATAGATTTCTTGCACAGCCACAATCTTGCTACCAGCACCACTGAGGTAGATATTGCCACCAACGTATGAGAGCTTGCGCACCTCCAGCTCGTTGAAAATGGCTTTACCCCACACCATAAGGTCGGTGATGTCAAGGCGATACTTGCCGTCACCGCGGTCTACCAAGCCGAAGCCCGACTGCGATTCGGTGCTGTAAAGCATTGATGTGAGCTTGCTCAGTATTGCAGAGCCATCTTGAGCCATGCCGTGTGTACCAGACCCTACAGATAGTCCGCACAAGAAGCGTATATGCCCCTCTGCCTTGTCGTCAATGTCGCGTCGCAGAAAACGGCTTAGGTCCAGCTTCTGCTCAATAACCTGCAACAGCCCCAGCAGCGCATTGCCGATGCGTTGTGCGGTGTTAGCATGAGTAGCACGCTCGTCGCGTATCTGCTCCAAGTCTTTGCGTAGGCTATCGTTATTTGTTGACATATTACTCTTATATTATTTTTATGATACAAAGATAAGGCGATGGAGGCGAGAATAAAAAAACGAGAAAAGCACTACAGCTGCGCTACGGCGCGGTCGATGGTGTTTGAACCTCCGGAGAAGAGCTGGCGAAGGAACGACGACACGAGACCGTTGTACGTAGTGCCGTAGTATGCAGCCTCGAACTCGTTGAGTCGGTGTAGCGAATACATGTACTTCTTTGAGAACCAGTCGCGTTTCTGTCGATGGTGCGGGTTTGTCTTCCAGTCCTTCAGGAACGTCAAGTCGCCGCCGTTGTTATGCCGGTAGCCGTTGCCGACACCTCGCGCCACATAGATGCCATACTCCAAAAAACGGTGCTCTATCGATGTCACCGGGCCAGGATGTATAACACCCTGCACGGAGCGCGACAAAGCACCGGTATCGTAAACTGGTGGCGCGAACTGCATCATACGCTCGCGCCACATCTTAACCATAAACTCGCTCCAACCCTCAAGCCATTTCTGGTGCTCGGCGTCGGTCATGTTCGGTTTAAGTCCAGTCTGACTGCTCATAACTAATATCTATAGGTTGTTCGTTCTGCACCATGAAGTAGAGTCCCGTCACGCCATTCATGGCGTAGCGACCGAGCTCAGTAGAGTAGATGTTGTTCAGCTGCAGGTATGTCAGACGCTCGTCGCCGAGTCCGTCGCGATCGTGCAGCAGTCGGGAATGAAACTGTCGGAACAACTGGCGGCAGAGGTTCAACTTCTGCTCGCGCTCCGCCATGTCGTCGTAGCGGTAGTGGGCTACGATGAAGACGGTGTACACATCGCGTCGGAAATAGCCCACACCGTTGCTGAAGGTCTGCTGCGATGTGGTGTCGTCGACCATGATGAAGTTCTTGTGCTTGCGGAACGAGTCCATAACACCTTGTATCGAGTCGGGACCAGAGCAAAGGCATGGGTGGAAGTCGTGCTCGGTGGCGAGGCGGTTGCTCTTCGCGAGTTGAGCGAAGTAGTCGAGAGCCGGAAATAAGTCTTTCATATATCACGTGTATTAACTTGTTAGCTTAGGATATTTGCGTTTGAACTCCTCAGCCTCACGCGCTTTGGCTTCGAGCTCAGTAAGAGCACGCCAGCAGTCTGTCTGCTTTACAAGTGTCTCCTTTGTCACGTCGCCGTCGGTGAGAGCACGCAGCTGCACATTGAACGACTGCAGCATCGACAGCTCGGATATGTCGTCGTCGCTCTCCGTTCTGCGGAAGAAGTGTGGGAAGGCGTGCGACATGACGACTTTCACGTGCGCAAACCATGCAAGCGTGGCAAGGCGCTCCGCAGGTGTCAGTGTCAGCTCTGCTGGTCGCGAGAAGTCGGGATTGCGGTAGAGGAAAGAGGCGAGCACATCGATAGCGTCATCATTGCCCGTAGAGTGAAAGCGTTGGTAGTACTTCTCCATGCAGAGGTACTCCTCGAAGGTTATGATGCGATGGTGCTCGGTGTCCTCCTGCAGCAATGGATGGACAGCTTCGAGCCCCTGGACAACATCCAACCTATTATCCATTTGCTCTATGCTGTCCACCCAAGCGAGCTGCTCCAGGAACGAGCGTATCTGCCATAGCTGCAGATAGAACACTCGTTTGCGCTTCTCACCCTCGGGCTGGTAGACACACTGCCATCCGAAGCGGTTCTTCTTGATGACGTTGATACCAGTGAAGCGCACGAACATATATGTCTTCACCATCACCTTGTCGGCGAAGGTGGAAAGCAGAAAGAAGGTGTAGCGTAGCTGCTCTTGTGTCAGCTCGCTCCACGACTTGGGGCATGTGAGTTCTATTTTATCCATTGAAGAGAAATGCTGAAGATTCTTTTTTGTTGCTGAACGTCAGCATGTGTGCCGAGCTGTACGCCGTAGTAGTGGGGTAAATGCAGAATGTCTCCGGACTGCCCTCAACGAGACGCTCCATGCGTCGGAAGAGAGCGGAGTGCAGTGCTACGTCACCGTCGGCAGCCCAGAGGTCGACGAAGTCGCGCGCCAGCTGCACGAACCCTCCGTACTCTGCCATGTCCTTTTTGTCCTTGCAGCGATAAGCCTTCAGTACATCGTCTATCTGCTCGTCAGAGAAGCGCACGCGCAGCTGCTCCTCTGCCTCGCTGATAGCACGTTGCATAGCCTCCCAGTCCTTGTACGACCGGCTTTGTATGCCTTGTGCAAAGAAGAAGTAGTGCTCCGTGTATATGTGGCGCACGAAGTTCTGCGCCTGCTCTGTCACACCCCACTCCTCAGAGCGCAGCAGCTGTACCACCATAGCACGCGCACGGCACAGCGCAGTGCGCAGCTGACCCTCAAGGGCATCAACACGCTGCTTCGAAGCCGGCGATATAGTGTCGTTCGACACTATGCCGAAGCCTGTAGAAGTGAGCACGAGGTCGAGCTGTCTGAGCACCGAGAGGAAGGCATCTACGCACACCAACATCTTAAAGTAGTACTTTAACGGTTCGCTCTCGTCGGTCGACTCAACTCGCTGAGCACCAGGCTCGCCGAGCAGAATGTCGTAGTAATTGTTGAGTGCTGCTTCTATGGCAGGGTACACTGCCTCGAATACCTCGTTGTGTGCTGATGCGCCCACTGGCAGTGAGCGTTCAAAATCTTCTTTTAATATTGCTATCATACTATGCCTTATGAGCCTCGTTAAGCTTTGTGTAAGCTACGAGGCGAATGTTAATAATTACTCTATAGTCTCATTGCTTGCGCTCACCTTCTTCGCATCTCGCTTCTTGTCGAGCGTTGTGAGAATGATCATCGGTACGTCAACAGTGGCTTTTTCATGCCACTTGTTGTAGTGGAGTATCACGTGATACGGCTTGCACATCACGTCGTGGCAAGGCTTCTCGATAGCCTGCTTCAGTGTGAAGAGCTCGCGCTTGTCGGAGCCCGAGTTGTTCATCTGGCTCTTGCCTGGCGTAGCACCCACCAGGTTCGGGTGAATGCCAAAAGCGAAGCACAGAGCGTTAGAAGCCTCAGACATGTCGTCGCTCCAGTTGCCACCCTCCTTCTTCGAGGCATCGTTGAGCGGTACGATGCGCACCATGCGGTTCTCCTTGCCGTTGGGGTCTACGTAGTAGCCGCTGATCATCGCCTTGCCGGCATTCTCGATGCCCGTCACGAAGTCGATGATGTTCTGCTTCTCCTGCTCCTTGCGCTCTCGGCGCTTCTGCTCGTCAGAGATCATCTCGTTGTCGCACACGTTATCCCAGTAGTCGTCGTGCACCTCAATCTGCACCCTTGGAGCCGACGTATTCTTAATCATGTAGCGTTTGCCTATGCCTATCAGACGATAGATGTCGAACCACGTGTCGCGGAATATCGACGAGTAGTAAGGCACGGGGTATGTCTGCGTGCCCGGCGTTGCCATACGGCTCACGATGGCGAATTTGCGGTCTTTTGTAGGCTTGCGTCGTAGACCCGTCTGCGGGTCGGGTTCAGCACCCATGCGCACCAGGAGGTCACCTAATGGGTCCCAGTAGTCGAGTAGAGGAATTGCCTCTATCTTCGACTCGTCGAGGAAGCCCAAGCGCCAGTCGCCATAGAACACGTGCTCCGGCTTGCCACTATGGGTGCTCGATGCAGCTTCGAAGCGACAGTAGGAGGCATCCTTGTTGCGCACTGTCACGATACGCTCGCCGTCGCGCGAGAGGATGACCACCGTCACCGAGAACGAGTAGAACTTCATATCCGTAGCCTGCTCCAGGAATACCTCCTGGAGCGAGTTGCGTAGGCAGAACTGCAGTATGTCAGGATCGGAGACATCTTGCTTTGTCTTGCGATCGACGAAGCGCACGCCCTGACCATAGCATGACACGATATTGAAATGCTGGCACTGCGCCGTAATCATGTTGGACATTATCTCGCGGCGCAGACGGTAAGGCAGCTGGTCGTCGTAGCCCCACTGCACGTACTTATACTGCTTGCCGCCGACGGTGATGGGACGCACGAGATTACTGCCCGGCAATCGATCATCGTCGAAGATGGTGTTCGAGTCGGAGCCATACTCGGAAGTCACGGAGTTGCTCTGCCCCGCCGAGCCTATGCCCGACGGAGCTATGCGATAGCGGCGGAAGCCTTCGGCATCAGGCTGCGCCGATGTTGGCAGAAGAGTGTTGCTATTGGTCATAAGTAAACACGTTTGTTATTAATTTGTATGATAAAAATCTGTGGCAAGGCTCTGATGGCGCGGTTGCGAGGGTTGCGCAGGCGCACATAGCCACCTCGCCAGTTGACGTGGTGCACCAGCCACCCCTTGTAGTGCAGCATCTCGCCGGTGCCACCCTCCCACGCATGGATGTCGACGAGTGAGCGGTGCTGATAAGCCTGATCGAGCAGGCGCAGCATGTCAGCAAAGTGTATGGCGCCCATCACTCAAAGGTATTGTCGAAGGTGTTGTCAAAGATGCGTCCGGAGCGCAGCGTGTCGAACACGTTGTGGTTGCGCTGAGCATACTGGTAGCTGAAGGTGAAGCGTGGCATCGACTCGTCGTTGTTGTTGTACTCCGACTTTGAGTCGGTGACAATGACCTCTTTGCCTACATTTGGGTGTCCGTCCTTGAAGTTCACCACATGTATGCTCTTAGATCGGAAGAGCTCGTCAGCCCAATTCGCCATTGCGAACGTGAGGAAGCCCGTGTCAGCCTTGAAGGTGCGTGTCTCGGCTATCTCGTAGTTGCGGTTAAACTTGCCGATGTAGCCCTGGCTACGCTTATAGGTAGGTGCCACGGTGTGTGTACCCGTGCAGTAGAGCAGCTCGTCGCAACCGAAAGAGTTCTCGAAAACCAGGATGGGAGCGCAGTCAGGTTCGTCTAAATCGATAGAGAACCGGAACTTGCGTTGCCCAGCCTGGACCCAAAAACCTAATAAACAACTATCAGTATCGCTAACGAACTTGCTCGGAGTAACATCAATCGTAGTATAGCGACTATTGCCACCAACTGGCGAGAGCGAGAACTCCTTTGTAGTGCCATCGTCGTACTCGGCGACGACAGAGGCACTGTCCGTGCCGATGTAGTGTAGGTACTCCAAGCGGTTCAGAGCAGTCTGCTTCTCGCCATCTAACATCGTGAGAAAATGCGTGTTGATGAAGTCGGTAGCAGGAGTGTTGATATCTGCCTCGCAGTATATGATCTTCGACGAGATGGTGGCAGTACCGCCATCACCCTCCCAAGCGTAGTCATCTTCTTCGATCTTGATGGTGAGGTTGATGCTCAAGTTCTGATGAGCATACGGAGTGAGCAGGCGGTCGAGCTCTGCGAGTGTAATCTTGCCGTCGATTGGGAAGAAACGTTCTGAGAATATCTCATTGCCGTCGATGGTAATGGTGACGGTGGTGCCTATTCGGCTGGCGTTGCCGATGGTGCCACTGGAGGGAGTGAACGAATATATCACGTCGGGGATGCACGACGAGAAACATGTTGCGGGTAGCGACTGAAGAAGCGTGATCATAAATGCTTGTTATTGGTTTGCAACGGCAAAGATATAACAAGCTCGCGAGACGTAAGAATACAAAAAAAACGGCGCACCCTATTCACATAGAATGCGCCGCAAGCGAAAAATGTAAAAAAATGTTTTTTATCTTATGGCTCTATTTTATAGCATGTAGTGCATATCGCGCCAGAGCTCCCACCGTAGCGTACCGTCCTCAGCGGTCTTCAGTTCGTAGCCTTCGCCCTGCAGGTATAGCACTATATCCATTGGGTGTATTGGCATGATGCTGTGCAGCTCGTCGGCTATCTCCTCCGTTGTCTTATACTCCGCCGTGTACTCCTCGCCAAGCTGAGATTTGCCAGGCTCCGGTGATCGCGAAGCAAGGTAAGCATCCATAACGGTAATGATAGCTTCAGCGCGGCGTACTTCGTTCTCGTCTCTATCTGTTCTGTTTGTTGTCTCCATAACATTCTCCTTTCTGCTTATTGTGCTTTTAAAACTTCGTTTAGCTGTCGGCGCAGCTCGTTAAGGTTGCGCATAAGGTCGGCGACATCGACAAGCTTTACCGTGTCGCTAATCTCCGCCGTCTCCTCGAGCAGGAGGTCGATGGTGTCGCGGAGCAGATCTATCTTGTTCGCTAAGTTCTCCTTGTCGAGCAATACTCGTACGGGAGTACAATCTATTGTTATCATGCTTCGCCTCCTTTCTCTTTTGTTTCGACAAGTTCTTCAAGAGCCTTGTAAGCACATTCGATTTCTGCCAACTTCTTTCTGTATGTGCAAAGTCTCGCGCGACGGCGGTAGCTGAAGTGCGGTATGAGCTTCACTTCCTTCAGCGTAACTTCCACTCTCATGCCGATAGCGTAGCGCAGCTTTTTTGAGGTCTCGCGGTGCATCTTGTGCAGACCGTGCATAGTCTTGAAACGTGTCATGCTTCGCCTCCTTTCTCCTCCTGGTTTAACTTGTAGACGTTGTAGCCCGAGAGGACTACACAGCAGAGGGCAGCGAGGATGCTGCTCTCTGCGCTGACGGCACCTGCGCCGAGAGACAGAAGCGCAGCGTGGACGCGCAGAACCTCGCGGCGTGTCACCTCGAACTCGCAGATTTTGGTGTAAAACTTGCTCTTTCCGTTGAGCCACGCCTTGATGGAGGCGGTGCTGATGCTAAACGGGCGCAGTTGAGCGGTGCGCTGGATAGATGCAGATGTTTGCATAATATAAGAGTTCTAGCCTTTTTGCCCGAATCCGTCGGGTACGGTTTGACGTAGGGGTACGAAAAAAGCGGCTCGCACTTCCTCGTCTGCTAGAACTCTTATGCTTTTCCGCCACAAAGGGCTAAAAACACGTGGAAGGCGAACCGCCGTATTCTGTCTTTTGCATCTCCACACTATGCGGAGTGCTCCGCATAAGAATTCTAGCGATGGCAAAGGTAGGCATTAAGATTGAAACATGCAAGGAATTTGCGAGGAATTTTTGAGGGATTGCGAGGAAAACGCTCCAATTTGGCGAGAATTGGAGAGAAATGGAGACAAAAAGCCCTCGATGCGTCACGCACCGAGGGCTCCAATAAGCTCTTTAATATAATGAATGCTGCGAAATTAGAAACTTGCAGCGGTCATGGTGCCGCATGGTCGGGCGGCGGTGTTGAATTTATTAAACAGTGACCATTTCAATATCCTTGGCAAGTCGGCGCAATCCCGACTTTATTTTCTCCACCTGCTGATGGCGCGGCTTCGACAAGCCGCTCGCATAGTGTGAGAGCTGCTTCTGGTTGATGCCCGTTATTGACTGAAGAGCGGCAAACGAGAATATGCCACGATAGTAGTCGAGCAACGTAGCTACATCAAAATCATAGACGAGCCTATACTCACCGTCAAACACCTCCGGGTATACATCACCGTCTTTACGTCTGCCTTCGAGCCAGAAGTCAACACTCTCCCGGACATACTCCTTAAAACCGTCAATGTCGCCATCATAGGCAACGACCCAACCCGGCAGTAAGTCGCAAGCGCAACAGTAGCCGCCATCAGTACGGGCAGCTTTAATCACAACATTGTTCATAATATATTGTTTTATATGTTAATCTTAAAATAGGTGGCAGCCACGACCGCCACCTTTCTTTGTCGAATATCAAAACAAGCGTCTGCTTCGAATGTGTGTGGGGGGAGGGGCGGAGCTTCAGCTCCACCCCAGTTTGTCAGAACCTAAGCCCCGACTGCCGTTCAATACTACTGAGGAGCCATCCGCAGATAGATGTTGAAGGCTTGCCGTTGACAGTTACAACACCCTTTTTTGTAGGGTGCTTGAACTCTCGGTGGTCCCCGTTGTAACGGTCTAAGTACCAACCGTCGTCAGTCAAGATTCTCAGAATCTTAGAAACTTTTACATTTTTCATAGATCGCTTGTTTAATAATTCAACACTGCAAAGGTAGTAATTTTACTACGAATAACCAAACAAAACAATAACTATTTTACTACGAAATATTAAAAAAGCCCCGGAACCGAAGTTCCGAGGCTGGTGTCAAAATAATAAGTTATTACAACTTGTCAGCCGTCATTCTCAGACGGTTTGCTATATCCACAAGCGCACCCTTGAGACGCTCGCGATCGATGTCGCTGAAGTCGTCGGGCTTGCCGTTGTTGCGTCCGCTGAACTTATGATAAAGCCAGCTGCGGGATTTTCCAAAATAGTTCTGTGCGAGATAAGCCCAATTAATGTCCTCGTACACGTCATTGAGTACCTGACGCACTGTTGTCTGCTGATTTACGATTGTGTATTCCATATTTATATCTTTTTATGCCCTCCCCCGAGAGGGAGGGCTTTTGGTTATTCATTCTCCATAAGCTCGTAGACTAAATCCATAATGTAGAATTCAAGTTCTCGTGCTCCGTTCGGGTAGGCTTTTCTGTAATTTCTGATAGCCTCAATCAGTTCTTTTTCTTTTTCTGTGTACCTCATAACTTTAATTATTTTGACAATGCAAAGATAATCATCTTTTGGATATTACGCAAGTTTTTTAACATAAAAAATCATCAAAAGGTTATTTTTTTTACAGAAAAAAGCCCTCGATGCGTTACGCACCGAGGGCTCCCAAATAGTTCTTTATCTAATTTTCATGTGTCATGAAAACATTCAAAATCAAATTAGCGACACGTTAGGTATTACACCCTTTTGTTATTTATAAACACAGACGCTATGCTTGCGATGCCTGCCAGGCCGAAGATACCAGCAAACCACGCTCGGTCAAGATATAGAGCATACGCTGCCAACCCCATTGTCGTAACAATAGCAAAAAAGGCAAAGAACATGCCCCACCAATTCATATTGCCGACCTTATGTTCGTTGTAGTTGAGTATCTTCAGCTTCTTTTCATCTTGTTTATGTCGGTGAAGTTGCTCACGCTCTGACGACTTTATAAGGAAGTCAACAATTTTGGGGTCGATATTTTTATACTCTGCCAATTCTTGAGGAGCAGGCAGTATATTGTCGTCGACAGAAACTGTCTGCTCAATCTGATTGCCAACAGCATCTCCGTTAGAGATGTTTGTACCTTTAATTGAATAGGATTGTTTAGCCATTGTTCAAAACTAAATTATTAAACGCCGTGCGTACGTCACGGGCAATATTGTCACGATCTTTTCTGAGGTTCTCCATATCTGTGTGACGATTTGATGGTTTACAGAACATCTCACGCTTCAGTGCCTCAATTTCAAGTGAGTTCTCTTCGTATTTGCCGGAAGAGGCATGGCGCAAAACTGTAAAACCATTTTTTACAAAATGGGTGATGTCGTTGATAATGCACATAATTTTGCCTCCTTGTTTTATTGTTTTAGATGTCATTTTCTTTCTTGCTGTTTGCAAAGTAAGCGATTTTTTTTGATATAATCACCTTGTTTTGTTAGAAAAATGAAAAAAGCCTCTAAATGGTGGCTTTTTACCTCTTTGGGACCCGCCGCAAAAATGCTGCAGGCGTTTTTGCGGCGGGGGGGAGGGGGGGGGGTGGGGAGGGGAAAGAACATATCGTTGTGGTCCTAAAAAGGGATGAGT